TATCTGCTACCGCAAGTTTTAAATCTTCTGGAATGCTAGTATAGCCAGCCCTGTACTGTACTTTTACCGCTCCTACACCTTTCGGAAAATCCCTATACTGACCGCTTTCTGTAGTTCGAATAATAGACTCTGTTAATTCATCAAAGTACCATTCATATTTATTATTCGTACCATTTCGAAAAAGTTCAATATAAGCCTCTCCTTGGTTACTTCTTTCAAATACACCCGTAATTTCAATTACAGGAGTTTCTTCTAACTGCACTTGTGCAGTGTCCCATTGAATATTAAATATTTCTGTCTTACCTGGTGAAGCTATATAGGTGTCAAAAGTCTGTCCAGTATACGATCGTACAAGTGTGCTCACGCTCGTCAGCAGTTGCTCGAACTTATCGTCATTCTGTGTAGAGTTAAGACCTTCTAACAGTTTGTATTCATCAAGAGTAAGTAAATTCGCCATTTTAAATCCAAAAAGGAATGAGGAGCCCGTTAGGGCTCCTCGTGCTCAATTAAGCGTACTTCAGTGAAACTACTTGACCAGCATCTGTAAAGAGCCTGTCAAAGCCACGTCGCTGTGAAGCAACAAGTACACGTCGCTGGTTAGCGACTTCGTAATCTTGCTCAATAGTTACACCACGGAGTGTGGGTACTACGAAGTTACGAGTATTAACGGCTACGGCACACATCTTGCCTGTTGCAGCTCCGGGGAACTCATCACATACAATTACGGGTGAGCCGTAAATGTTGCCGATTTCACCGGTAACGCGTGTAGCGCGCTGATCACCAACTTCGTTGATAGTCTGGAAGTCTGGATCCTCGAGCAACTGGAAGTAGTAGTCAAGAGAGACGACAAAGATTACGTCTCCTGGACGACGACCATACTTGCCCATTGCTTTACGTGCGCGAAGCAGATCGTCTGCAGGAGCACCAAGGTCAAGTACGTCCACAGGTGAGTTTACAGCACTTCCTGTAGTAAGAGACTTTGAGTCACCTACTGACATTTGAACAAGACCTGTGTAAGGAGTTCCAATCAGGTCATCAGCGTGTGAGCCCATAAGAAGCGAGTGCTCAATAGCACGTGCGTGTGAACGAACCATAGATTCACGAATCAAAGGAAGAATTGGCATAATTGCGTCTTCTTCAGTCTCGTTTACAAGGTAAGAGTTAGAAATCAACTTACTTGCAGTCAAGACTTTGTTACCCATGTCAATACCGTTCAGTACCTGAGGAGATGCTGCTGCACCGCCTGCATTCACACCGCGCTCAGTCAAGTTACCGTGAGGAGCGTCTCCGCTACCCTTACCTGCGGCGTTATTCCACTCTGCATAACCTGCGTCAGGCATAGTAGGAATAATCATAGAGGCAGCAGTCATGTTAACCTTACGGAACAGTGGGTCAAGTACCAGCTCAAGCTGAATGTCACGCTCGATTTCTGTTGAAACGAATGTTTCGAAAGCTTCAACGCTTACTGAATCAACTGCAACACCTGACATATTGTTTACAGCCTTTTCCATAACGTCACGACCCATCTTAGTGTCAAGACCCTTCTGGGTAATCACACCGAGGAAGTGTGCGTCGAGAGCTTCTTCACGCATAGACTCGAGGCCCTTACGTGCTTCTCCGCGGTCAGCGAATACTCGCTTAGACTCACGCATTTTTTGGAGTTCTTCTGACTTTTCAGTCAACTCATTCTTCATCTCGCCTACGATACGTGCGTAGTCAGCATCCTTCTCAGCGAATTTCGCTTCGAGATCAGCAACGAGCTTTTCTGTACCTGATTGTACAGCAGTTACAATTCGAGCTTCTTCTGCAGACTTTTGTGCAGCAGCTTCTTCAGCAGCTTTTTGCTCTGCTTCCAATGCTTTTGCTTCCTCTGCCTTTCGCTCAGCTTCTTTCATTGCCATAGCAGTAGCCGTCTTCTCGACAGCAGATGCTACGATGGCGTCGATATCAATATCACTCATAGTTTTCTCCTGTGCTAGGGATTCATCTAGTCCCTTTGGCATTGACTCGTCGTGTTCTTTAGCGAACTCAACAGTTACTTTATCTTCAGTTTCCTGAACATTCAGTACGTGTTTTTCCGAGGAGTCTTCGTGTTTGAAAGATTTTTTGAATTCTTCATACTCATTTTCAGAGTTAAAAGATTTCGCAAGAGAGAAGGTTGCAGCTTGGTTAGCAGGAACCGTAACTACTGATACCTCTAGTAGTTCTGCATCCTTGATCTTATATCCGTCAGTTTCCACCATATAATCCGCGTCCTTGACTCGGAAACCAACAGAAAAAGCTCCAAGAACGCCTTCTTTAATCAATTCTCCTACATGACCGGCTGATTTAGCAATTTTTGCTTTTAACTGCAAACCATTGTCATTAGTACCAAGCTGAACTGCTCGGCCAATCGGTTGATTGTAGTCGTGATTAAAAAGAATTACGGGATTATTAAGATAGTTATCGAGACCGCCCTTTGTCCAAGCTTCAGTTTCAATAATATCGCCTACTCGATCAGTACCATTGGTACTTGCCATTCCGGTGATGTGAAGAGTATCATCCTCTTCAAACGCCTTGAAAGTCGAGCCAATGTGAAAGATTTTATTCATGCTCTTCTTCCCTACTTGCTCTTGCCACTCGTAAAGCCTCTAAAGGATCTACTTCTGGTTCGAGCTCTGGAGCCGGTGCAGGCGCGGGAGCCTGAACGGGCGCTGGTGCGGGCTCGTGAACGATACCCAGTTTGGTGTCATAAATTTCATTCCACCTGTTTCTATAAACTTTTTTAACTTTTTTAGCAACTAGTCGAGCGTTTTCTCTAGTAAGTTTTCGAATCTCTCGGCTAGTTTTGCTTCTAAGTACTATCTCGTTGATAGTTAGCTCTCTTTCGGCCTCTAAATACCAGCCAAAGACTATTTCATATAATTGAGGTTTCATTCTTCATCTCCTTCTACGGGGCGACCACCTTCTGAAGGGTTAGCGGCAGACCCGGCAATGTTCTGAGGTACTCGAATTTCGTCAAAGCCCTCTTGAGCATCATAGTTAATTGCGGCTCGTGCTTCGTTTGGAGTAAGTATTCCAGAGTTGACGAGAGTCGTATAGTACGCTGCTGCGTCACGAAGCTCTGGCTGAAGTGCAGGAATGTCGCTAACATCAGATGCAATCTCATAGCCGAAAAACCGCTCAAGAGCCGAATTGATCTTATCAAGAATCGGCAAAATTGTTTCTAAATAGTAGAGTCTATGATTTGGACGAAGGTTAGCATTATTGCCAGAATCTAATAGTAGGGGAGGGATGCCTAAAGACTTTAGCAGTTCTTTTTCTGCCGACTCAATAGAAGCCTCAAAGTCTAGCTCTCGGAAGTTTACATTTGTAAGTTTATCTACTTCCATTCCACCATCTAGTATTAGAGGGCGTCGTCCTCCACCGTCTGGACGATAACGCATAATCCACGACTGAATCATACGCTCTTTGTTCTTCTCACTAATAACAGAGGGCGATTTAATTACGAGTCCAGGCACAGCTCCGTTACGGAAGAAATTGTCTTGGAACTGCCGCATTTTTGTAAGTTGTTCCATTGTTCTGCGAGCAGAGCGAAGGCGGCTAGTTCCTCGATAAATACTATCAAAACTATTCTCTTTAATATGAATAATTTCTGATGCAGTATACTTAATATTTCTCTGAAAAGTATAACCTGCGACGTAGGTTTCTGTATCCGGCTCTATATCTGTATAGTTTGCTGGAAGATGATACAGCGAAACCCCATCGTAATAAATAAAAATATTCCCGTCTAAGATATAATCGAGAATGAGGTTTCTCTTAAAAGACGATATATCTTGAAACGGGTTTGGCTCTTTATTTAATAAAAGGTTTACTCTTGATCGACGAACTCCTTTTTGAACTGGGTTAGTGCCTTGAATTGGCGGCCCAACACGAAATGGGACTTCAGCTGCATCGTCAGTAATCATATTCACACCACGATTTACAATTTCAAGTGTCTCGTAGTATGTAGTATAGTGGCGAGGAATTTCACGAGAACCAATAGGGCCAGCACCCTCTAGGCTATATACGATCTCTTCTTGTGCGGGATTTAACTTTTCAGTGCGTCCCAATAGTCTGTCATACCAAGCCATTTTTATCTCGTTGAATCTCCACCCATCGCTTCTGCTTTTCTGCTGTATGAAGCGGTGGATTCCTTCCATATATGGAATGTAATTGTAGATGATGGTCGTGACAGAGTGTTACAGTCTCCTGATACATCTCAGCCCAATTATCATCAATAAACTCATCTCGCCAAATCGTGATATATTCATCCGTGTAATGCTCAGGTCTCAACTCTACTTTCTCTTTCAACCATTTTTCTAGTAGAGGAGTCAGTGTGTAGAAGTGATGAAAGTCTAGCTTAATCTTTGCACCGCAAATTCTACATTCTGAGCCTTTTTCGTATCTTGCTTTAGCACGATCTCGAATGTACTTAATTTTATCTCTTTTCAGCATTTTTGACATTATATCTATCTATGAGTAAAAAGTCAAGAATTATTTTTCTGGAGGTCTTTAAAACGTCGGAGCACTCTGCTCAAAACTATAGAGAGCGTAGCGTAATGCGTCTGCCATGTGAGAAGAAGAGTCGTGTAATGGTTTTTCCCTCATCAAGTTAGGGTTGGGGTCCCAACGATACTGGTCAAGACATCTTAAAACCTCTTGACAACTTTGATGAACAATAAGGTTATCATTGTCTACTAGCGAAGCCACCATCCCAATTCCGTCGAGTACAGACTTTTTTGCATTCGTAGTAGTAATGTCA